CAATCTTGTAATCTGTTTGGTATTCGCCTGTGTATTGTTCCCAACTTTGCAAAGTTAGCAAGCCCAAACTTGCAGCCTGAACCCCACGCCGTTCGAGCATAGTTGAATCGCCATTGTTTACCAATGTCGCTGTCCAACCTGATGTTCCATCTATTGCTGTTGCAAGTGCTGTTATCGATGCACTCGCCGCGAATGTTTTTGTTGTTGTTGTTGTTGAGCCATCGCTTCCGACTTCTCGCAAGATCACGGATACATCAGTCACCTCAACCGTAGGTGAAAGATTACTGCCTGTGTATTCGATTGTAAGTGCGTCTTGAAAACTTGCACCTACAAAGTTTATGCCTGTAACATCTGGGTCGGCAAGCGTGCCGATGCCGTCTTGCCCGATGTCAAGTATCTCATCCTTATCTGTTGAAAGGATGTCACGATCAAGATGGGTTTCCATCTTTGCCCACAAATCCGTTATCAGGACTTCAAGCAAAGTGTCATCATCTGAACCACTGATATTGGCAACAAGTTTTGTTCTTGTTACTAATGTTGCGAGTTGTCCTACTGATAGTGTTGACATGATACACCTCGACTTCCAAGTGAGGGGGGTATAATTCCCCCCCACTTTTCAGTCATAAGATCAACTTACAATTTCATCCACTGTTGAGATGTCATTGTCGCTTGCAGGATAAACTCTCGGTAAACCCATTACGATTGCTGAACAATCGCTTGTTGCTGTACCAACTGTCATCACTGCCTTTACATATCTACCATCGTCTTGAAGTTCATCAAACCGAAGATTGATAATCGCTTGTTTGTCCGAATCAGTTCCCGCTTGGGTAAGTTGTGTAATTGCCTTACCTGTTATGTCGGAAAAAGAACCGCCACTACTTGTTGCATCTTGCAACTTGAAATCCAATGTTGCTGATGAACCAAGCGTTCCCGCTTGAACAACTGCAACGATTCGACTCCACAGACTCATATCTATTTCGTCGCTGTCGTATGCTGCTGCTGTGTTAGCATCGGGATCAATAACCCCGACCACTGCCCATTGTTCACTACCTAGTGCTGTTGTCATTTTATTACTCCTCTAAGCCTTATGCTCTTGCTGCTAATGTTACGAAGCCACTCATGGTGTTTGAACCATCACGCGGCGAGATTGTTGAGGACATCCAAGGCATGCCGTCCATACGCATTCGGAACTTGAACGCAACTGCATCTTGGTCAAACCAAAGGTGTACCGAAGATGATGCTTCAATGCCGCCCGACTTGGTTGCTGTAACGTATTGCGAAAGATTGACAAAGTTAATGTCGCCAACATCGCCAAGTGTTTCACAGTGTTGCGTTGCAACAACAGGTCTGCCAAGTAGCGTTCCAAATGGTGATCCACTTATGCCGCCCGCAGGAAGATAAATACCTGTGGAAATTGCCATCGTGAACAATTGTTCTTCGATGTCTTGATTGATATACCAAACACCGCCAGATCGCCAAGGTGCATACATTCGTGACCACATCTTCGCAATGTTTTCAACCACAACGGTATCCGCAGCCTGTCCTGTTTCTTTTGCAACTGTTACCAAAGCACTACTGTTCAAGAAACCCAATGGTTGTCCTGCACCCGTGCCACGGAAGATTGCTTCGCCCGCTTTGAACTCTAACTTTTCACCCGCTTTGCGTGAAACAAAAGATTCCATTGCCGAAGCATCAGCAAGCAATTCTTCGGTCACAGGAACTAAGCAAGTTAATTTTCGTAATCTGAGATTTTTTTGTTTCAGATTCGGCTTGGTTTGGGCGAGTGCGTCAGCCTCTCCCTCCCATGCAGCGAGAATCCCGCCACTTGTTTGCCAAGGCGTAGTTTCGTCATCGGGGAAGGTGATGCTGTTGCCACCTAATTCGTACGAATCAGTTTGCCCAAGCAATGATTCTTCACCCGCAACGAATGAATAAATATAATCACGGAACTCAGGTGGAACGGCAAAGCCGCCATCAGCACCAACTGTTTCATTTCCATAAGTTGAAAGTGCTGCCTTTGTCCAATCAGTTAGTTTGTCAGGCGTACTTCTACCATCTGCGGCTTTTGCAACATCAGCATAGAACTCGCCGACTCTGTTGTATCCACCCTTCTTGTCAAATGAAAGTCGGTCTACACCAACTTGAACATCTGCACTTGCCACAGGCGAATCATCTTCACCAATGGTTTTTCCTAACAATTCCATTTCGTTCTTCATATTTTCTTTCTCCGTTCGGAGTTCTTCGATTTCTTCTGCCATCTGAGCGGTTGACAAGTCAAGTCGCTGTTTTGCTCGTTCATCCCACATATTTTCAATGTCGTATTCAACGCCCTTGATTTCCACTGTTGCGGAATCAAGTTCGGAATCGTCAAGATGTTGTTGAACTGCATCAAGCGTTTCTTCGCCTTCGTACCCTGCCGATAGCAGATGTTTGATAAAGGTTTCCCAATTCATAATTTTCTCTCTATTACGGTTCGCGTGTTCGCTGTGCCACGGCATGAATCGGGGGAAGCCATTCACGGAGTTGCTTGCTTGTTGCAACCTAGTCTATTTGTAAGCGGGCAACGCGCTCGCCTATTTGTAAACGTTTTCTCTTGGTGTTCTCTTGCACTTGTCCGCTATCAATCTTCCACTCGTCCGCAAGCCACTTGTGATTCTTTGCGACTTGTAAAACCAGAGCATCCTGATTCGCGGGTACATTTACTACGGAAAACTCCAACAACGACCACTTGGTTATCACATTGCGGACATCATCGCCGAACTTTTTAATATCCTTGTCGGTAGGTTCACGCATCTCCAAGGGAATAAATCCAACCGAAAACGCTTTCAAAATCCCTTGTTGGAACAAATTGAAAACTGTATCGGGTATCCACTCAACGCTGCTTGGATGCCCTGCGGGTCTTTCGGCAAATTGCACTTCTGCAATGATGCCATCGGATTGCCGCTTCACTGACAAAGCCCTACCAACAGGCAAACCGCCTTGGTCGTGGTTCAAAAGAACGACAGGATTCTTGCGGAAGTCTTTGAGGTCGATGCCGCTTGGCAGCAGTACCTCGCCATCTCGGTCGATGGATGTTGTGCTGATCTTTGCGGTGACGGTTCTCGGCTTCATTGCCTTCGTGTCTTTTTCGATTGTCACATCAAACAGCGCAAGTCGCTTTTGTTCGTTCTCCACCACCAACTCCTCGGTTGCCATTTCTATTTCTTCACACTGTTCTTTTTCCATTTGTTCAATCATCTTCGTTGTCCCTTTTCCAAGTGTACAAAATATCGTTTATTCTTCTGAGTATTCCCGAACCCCATTGCTCTTGGCAAAGGGTGGTGACTTCATCAAGTTGCCCACTCCATTCCATGTAGATCGCTTGTGGGTGTTCGTCCATTTGTTTGCAAACGATTAAAATACGCGAAGGTTTTTTAGCAGTCATGGCTATAAATCCCATCATAATTAAGCACCTCCTGTAATAATCACAGGCAAAATGTCGCACATACAATTCGGGTGAATCGGTGCGCCCTGTAATTCTCGATAGTCAACTACCATCGTTTGTTTTCCAACTTTTATTTTTTGGGGAGGGCGTGTCAATTTTACCAATGCCGTAGTCAGTTCCATGTTTTTACCCTTCCACATTTTGGAAATTGCTTCACAGAACACACAGGCTTCTGGTGCAAGCAAAAACTCTTTGCCCTTTACCACGCCGCTTTGCTTCCAACCTTCAATCAATGCGTTGGTTTGTGCAAAGGCGGTTTCGGTTCGCACAATTCTATCGGCTTGGTACTTGTTGAATATGCCCTTGCCTTCCTCTTTCAATCCCCTCAACTTCTTGGACATCTGTTGTGGGTTCAATCCATCTGCCACGCCCTGACCAAGTATTTTGCTTATGCCGTGCTTGTGTGTCCCTGTGGCATACACGCTCACTTGGTTTGTTTGTTCAAGAAGGAATTGCTGAACGCGGGTATTCTGCAAATCGAAAACTGTTGAAGCGGCTGCGGGCATACCTTCCGAAGCAAAGCCAACCGTCACCGATTGAATTGCCGCCGATCCTGTTGCCTCTGCTATTGCTGCCAAGTTCCCGCCAACTGCCGCAGCCATATCATCTGCCCAGATCGCCATTTGTTCTTCGTTCATGACTTGGTCGATGACTCGATCATTGAACGCAACCGACACACCCCCCTTGGCGGCTTTCATGTTGCGTAGGCTTTTAATAATGTCATCTGCCATTCTGTTTTGTGCTTTGAAAACATCGTTCACAAAATCAGGATCGGGCGTTGGGTCGTTGTAGGTTTTGTTGCAACCACAATCAATCTTTTCGTTTCCTAGCCACAAGCCCTTTTGAGATACAACGCTTGGAAGTTCTGGTTCGGCTGCCTTTGTTTGTATTTCTTCGGCGGGTGCTTTGTCCAACTCGCCGACCTGTACATCTGCACCAACAAGATCGAGTGGCATAATATCCAAACGAATCATCGGTGTTTGTGATTCGGGCGTATCTAGTAAAGTTTGCCCTTCCATTTCCCGAACCTCGTCAACCGTGAAACCACTTTTGAGCATTGAAGCCCGTTCGTCAATCATGATTTTCTTATCTTCAATGATAGGATTGTCGTGAATTAAAACCAAGCGATCAGACCACATCGACACCAATTGTTCGTTCAAAGTATCTTCAACCTTTTGCACCATCGGCATCACAGAATTGCGTAAGAATGTAATGCTGCCTTCCTTTGCGTTGGCTAGGTTTACATCATCACTCGTAATCAAAGACTTCGGTACACCGAACGCAATGGCGATCTTGTCACGCAGCACATTATCCTGTTCAACGCTTTCAAGATCACGCGGCGTTCTGCCAAGTGGGGTGATGTCACCTTCGCCTGAAAGGATTGCAACATTCTCTCGGCGGTTGAATAGTTTGGAAAACATCTTGCGCCATTCGCTGCGGAATGCTTTTTTCTGATCTACGCTCATTCCGTTCTTGGCAGTCACAACATAATCAGGCGAACCGCCTTTGTTGTATATCCAATCAACGAATGAGGCATGGGCAAACTCGGCATCAACTGTTTTGATCCAAGCCTCCAAAGCACCGAAGCCGCCAAGTGGGTCGAACGGATCGAAACACCTGAACCACAACACATCCTCTGGTTCAAAAGTTTTCTTGTTTGACCCTGTGCCATACTCAAAGCCCGCCACAAACTTTTCTGCATCGGGCAAGACCTTCATCAACTGTGGCTGCATTCTCCACAGGCTTGTTGGCGGCTTGTTTGGATTGGGCTGTACCTTTGCGTGGAATGAACGCCCGAAGATGTCCATATCCGCATAGATTGATTCTCGCCAACTGAATCCCTCAGTGTATTGGTTCACATTCGTGAGTAGTGTAAGCAATGGGTGATCAGTCAATTCAACCATGTTTTCCATGTTGCCACGGATTTTGCCTTGCACTTTTACGCTTGGCGTTACAGACATTCGACCACGCAAGAACGCCTTTGTTGTTGGGTCTAAATCCATTGCACCAAAGTTGGTCTTGCGCATTTGCTTGGGGTTGCCTATTGCATACAATCTGAGAGGGATGTTCGCTGCTGTTTGACTTTTTACCGTAACGCATCGGTGTACCATCATGCCGTATCGCTTGACCAGATCGGCTGCCGATATTCTGTTCCCCATTGATACTCGCGGCATTGTGCCACCTGAACCAAAGATGGGTTCAAAGATTTCTCGTTCTGTTTCAATTGCCTTGTCTTGTCTATTCCAAAATGCCATCAGAGGTTTTCCCAACTTTCATCTTCATCGTCATACCAACTTTCGTTGGCGGTGTTTTCTTGGTCGGGGGTAATGTCCCTACCAGAGGTCGAAGCATCTAGCGAAAACGGAGTTCTAAGTATGCCGTCAATTTCAACGCACGCATACCTGATCGAATCGCAACAATGATCGTTCGACTTAGAAGGGACATCCCGCACCTCACTTCCTGTTCGTTTCCATTCGTATGTTTCAAACTCTCTAATTGTATTTACGCAATGCGGTTCAACAGTTAGCCGTGGAACACCATTGCCAGAAACAACCAAGCGTGCTTGGACGCATTGAATACCACTGAACACCTGATTGTTAGCGGGTTGAACATACAAGGCCGCCGCCCGCATTCCTGCAATCAGCGAAGCCGCCGAAGGATCGACAACGAACACTTCCACATTGTGTTCCTCATTCCATTGCTTTGCGTGTTCGATTACGTCTGGTTCTAGTTGTTTTGTCATGTACCACTCATCTGCTATATGCAAGTTTCCATCCCCATCTTGTTT